ATTGCAACTTTACTAGGGGCAAAATTGCTCCTAGCTAATGAGAATCCAATTCTCATTATATTTAAACTAAAACTGACACGCATGAAAGTAAAACTCCGCACCGAAAACGGTACTTGAAAATCTTTCATCTGTCTATATGCATTCATTTTTATTTTCTTTTTATTTTGTTATTTAAAATGTAACTATACAAAAGTGTGTTTAAAGACACACACTATGTCTGTGGCCACGAATTTGGTTGATTTAATACCATTCGCGGTCCATACAAATAGAAGAATAAGGAAAAATCATCGCCAGCGGCGACGTATTTATCTATTCGACTTCTAAATGCATTGGTATTGCCAGTATGTTGAAACACCACGATCTGATGCCATGGTACATCATAACCCCCATCTGGGGCTATTTTCTGTATATGGGGATATCGATCTTGAGCCCAGCAAAACTTTCCTCTACTGTAAAACGGTGTGGAATACTCTAAAACAGGATTTATTAACGTGTGGCCAATAGTAGCACCAGCTCGCAAATCTATCATAGAAGGTATCGCTGAGGCTGAAGAAGATATCGAATTCAAAGACGTATTAATGGATGTAGCACTAACTGGCACCCTGTCTTCCAAATAACCACCGGGTGATCTTGAAACTGAGAAAAAGCTCTGATGACTTAATCCTGTTGCTGAATGGTTATTCGTCACAACAACTTTGTGACGCAAACTACCCCTATATCCCAAAAAACATACGGAATAAAATGATAGGAAACTATCACGAGCATAAGTAACCGGTACATTCGTTGGTTGATTATGCATACTTTTCGTACCCTGCCAACCCTTGAGTACAGGTCTGTCGGGCAATCGAATCCTATAGTAGCTATCACCGGCAATCGAAGAAGTGATATTTCTAGTCCAATTATGAGTATATCTCTTTATAATTTGACGTATACTGTGCCACTTCTCTCCCATGCACACCATAGCGAGAGTATCATGATCATCTATGTTATCTTGCAACCCAGTTATGTTCACGTGCATACTAGTTCCTGGTTTGTTACCAGTTAACAGCCCATCATCAAGATTGGAAGCGTATGCTAAAGATTGCGGCAATTCTGAAACATCATCCGATGATGATTTATTTCTCAATGCGTCCATTAGTATCCTCCAAATTTGAATGTTGGCTAACTTATAGGTACCATTATTAAAATAAATAATATGTTCATTACTATTCACAAAATCTACTTCATCAATGTCAAAATCTAAAAATTCACCAGACTGTGGGGTACCCGTATAAGTATTATCTATACCAGCAAACGTATAATTTGCTAATACAGGCCTCATATCACCAAATGCCATGCCAGGTTCACCCTTAACAGATATTAATATATTTATCAATCCTTCATTATTATCGTTAATAACAGAATATTGATTTAGTATTAAAGCTCCGTTAGCATCTGGATCTGCTACAACATTATCGCCAATGGTCTCGTTAAATGCAGTTCGCAATAAACCACATGTTTTGAAAATTTGGTTACTAGCCCAAGGAACAGTTATGTCTATAGTAGTGGTTGTTGCTAGATCCCATATAACACTATTTAAGATCTGTGTGTTATATTTATCACCATTTGTTATAATGGAAGGTGATTTAACATCGTGAGATATTTTAATCTTACCTTTCATAAACGCAGTTCCTATAGCCTGAAACCTATACGTGATTGCTCCCCTCCATCGTGTGAAAGGTAATGCTGCGACACCTAGAGCTGAAGGTGTGTATACGACATTTCCAGGCTCAGTCTCCACAAGACATCCCATGGGTGTCACTGGTATTGAAATAGCCCGTGTTGGTCCACTTTGTATTCCAGTGAAAACAGCAAATTGACCAATCAATGACCACCTACCTAGTATACTATTTAGAGTCATATGATCATCATCTTTGTACCCTAATTGCTCGGTATCAAGTAGTACTTCATTCTTATAGTCTCCAGCTAAACTATCTATATTAACTGGACCATTATAACAAGACATATTGTTAACCAAACGTGGCACACCTGGATTTATACCATCCTGACTATTGGGATTACTAAATCCCATAGCAGACATAAGCGAACTTATGCCAACTTCTGTGGCTTTACCTACCACAGAACCAGCTCCTTTACTAACCATTTCCTTTAGTGAGATATGATCAGAACTTGCTTTTGCAGCATTGTCCTGTGTGTATTCGTCTCCCTGGGGCAATTCTGCAGTGAGAGTAGTACCCGTTAGGGACACGTCCGTCAACCATGCATAAACTAATATTTGTGGTACTATGGCACTATTCAACGGTTTTCGAGTTTCCACTAAAGGTACATAATGTAACTTGAAAGCATCTCCTATTTGCTGTAATTCCGTAATGTCCAACCCATTAGCTGGACAAATGATAGGCATACTTATTTCACCACCTTTCTCTTTAGATAAATCAGTAATAATACAAGGTAGTTGAGAACATTGAGTATAATTCGGGACATCTTGTCCAAAATTGAGCTCACCCAAACCGTTATCTCTACTACACCACGGATGTAAAGCTATCAACTGAGAGCCAGCCATCGTAGGTGAACCTACTACTGTTACCTTTATATGCAAAACTGCATTAAGGTAAGCATAATACCTCACCTTATCCCTTATTAAAGATCTGGTTAAAAAGACAAATAAAGGGGATGTTGAATCAGAATTAACATTATCTATCGGATTATATCTGGCTACCTCTATAGGTCTGGATAGGTAATACGCTAAGTCCCTACTCGCATCTTGTCTCATAGACAACATATCTTGCGATGTTATGTCCAAATGTTGTATAGTATGATCTGCTGCTGTCGTCAATACAGCTGTACCAGATGTAACTAAACTACTATCTATAGCACCCTCTGTGGCACCAAAAACTTGTGATTGTATACAATCATCCTGGATATTACGAATATCAGACTCGCTCATCACTATAGTGGATGAGTAACTATTAATAATTTCATTGTTAGTAAGTGCTAAACCATTTGGTAGTTCGCACTCAAAACTACCTGGTATTGAACTATCTGACACGGAATAGTTCAGAGAAAAATCACTATTACCTGAAGCCTCCGGTGTCACTGGGTAACCAACGGGTATAGTGGCGCCATCTATGACGTCTTCGCCATAATCATCCACCACTGGATCAATATTGGCTCGATTTCGATAGGTAAAATACCCATCATAGCTATAATTAGCTTCAGTCATTAACATTTCTAGACGATCTAATAACTCGCGTACCAATATGATATACTTCTCATATACATCACGTGGATGAAAGCTTAGATCGTGCACAAAACCTCTTATGACACTATATGCATGCTGCCTCTTATCTATTTTAAGTTTACCATGTACCATTAATGATCTGGTCATACTCATGATATCTAAAGCACCATAATACTTATTATCTATATCACATTTAATACTACGTCTTTTAAGAAAATCACATTCATCTATGTGTAGAAAACTAGTGGCTTCTGATGTTTTGTCAGGCATAGTTAGAATCATACCTAGAGATTTAACAACGTCCCTATAAATCAAATGATCGAAGTGCACTATTTTATGTAACACTCCACATTCAAAATCATCTCCATAGGTAATCGCATGACAATGACTTCTAAAAGGTGCCGGATTCTTATACAAATAATATCCATATCTCATTAATAAAGAATTTGCAATACTATTTATATGAGCTGTCAGGTTATGTCCGGATGGTAAGCCACAGTTAAACTCTATTAATGTGCCATTAAAATGACTCAAATAATAAGTCGTATCAGTGGCCAGACCCTTGATCATCTTCCTGTCTTCTTCATTGTAACCAGGTAGTTTATCAGCTATTTTAATTATAACATTAAAAGCAGCTAAAACTAGCTGGGAGGGTAATTTTTTATCCCAATCTTTGTAATCACCAGCAACTATTCTGGAATTACAAACTCCATCAAACGTGACATGGTTGTGCAATTGATGCCATTCCTCATTGTAAGGATTGACTCCAACAGCACATTCTGACAACAATGGATACATCGAAAGGAATCGTAATATAGGTAACCCATATTTACGCCAACCATATTGCAATGTAATATCAGCTGCCTGAAAAACTCTAACCTTATCTTTAGTTCTAGGTAATGCTTCGTCTTTCAAACTAGCTTTAAAAATGGGATAATATCGCTCATCTTTTAGATATTTGGATTTCATCAATTCAAATTCACTATTAAATAAAGCAACATCTGCAAAATCAAAATTATTCTCATAACCCTGCATATACTTCTTTTTCTTACCTGATAAAGGATATCCAATAGAAGAATCGAAGTTGATATGGTCTATAAACCTCTTTCCTGCTATTCCATTTATTATCTCATGATGTGTTAATGGACACATTTTCTCATTCTGATCATAGTTTTTCAATGTAGTTATCAAAGGTGACAAATAATCCGATGTAGCTAACCGCAAAATTTCAGGTTGCATACAAGATGGATTCTCTGAGCTGGCTGATAAGAAGGTATACCATGGTTTCCATCTTTGGGGTCCAAATTTGGGGCCAGCCCAAATATTGGAAAAACCAAAAATATCTTCCACGTATTTACACATAAAACTAGGTTTAATTTCTGTGAAATAAGAAACCTGAGTTCCTATCGTACCACGTACCCAAAAATTATGATCCTTGATATAATTCACAGGTACCTTGTCAGGTATATCTTCCACCACTTTCAAATCCACACCGAGTCTACTTAAACTTAGATAAGATCCACTATTAGGTGTAAAAACATCGTGTAAAGCGGACAACTTACCCAATGCGTCAACTAGTTCATGTTGTTTAAACATTGTGTAAGAGCCTTCACTACTACCTTGCTTACTAGATATGTGAAAACCTATGATACTGGGGGATATTGTATCTCTCAATAAAGTCATCATACAATCACCGTCTCTTGTGGGAGCATTATAACTCGCTCTACCACCTTGAATGTCAAAATTCCTACGGAAAATATAATTATCGGGTATTGTGTAACTAGTTGGACAGCATTTGGCTCTTCCATAACCTCTAGTAACTATACCATCTCGATCACGTTTTATAGTCATGATTGATACATCATTCTCATTGAAAATACAATATTTAATTATATCATTAAAACTACCTCCTGAGGAAACGGAAAAAATACATAAGTCAAGTGAGCCAATTTGCACAATATCAACGTTACGAATAATACCAGTAAATGAACTACCCGACTCTCCTTCATTCTTTATGAAATTAAGTTTATAATATTGGTTCTTCCTATCAAACTCGCAGGTGTGATTACCCTGTTGCCAAGCACCAAATATATTTTTGTCCTGCTTGAAAAAATGCAAGGGACAACAAAATATATTTGATTTTAAAGCAACACAACCTATACTAAAACCTCTACCATTATCCATCAACATAGTCAATCGTAAAACATTGGAGTTTACCCTATTGAATAATTGTTCTGTAGTCATGGTTAGAGTTTCAGGATTACGTGAGAAAGTTGCTGGTTTTTTACTCCAACAATTAACTTCCTCATCTCTCTGCAAAATTTCTTCATACTCCGTAGGATTTAAATTACCTTGTGCTAACTCGGGTTCCTCCAACACAACAGCTGGTCTTTCCAAAGAAGATTTAACTAAAACCTTATAGAATGATCTTAAAACCTTGAATGCTATAGTAACGGCTGATATTGAAACACCAACTTTAAAAATACTACAAACTAGAGCATTCTGAGTAATGACTGGCAGAACTGATTGTAACGGTGCTTTCTTTAACTCGTATAAAATCCTATGGCGAGTTGCTGAATAAGTAAATAGTGTACTACTCAATATTATACCACCGATCTCGTGTTTCTCAAACGGTATCTTATAACGGAAATGTCCAAGGGCACATAGAGCACTGATAGAACTAAATGCAATACCACAATTAATATATATCCTTTTCCTACTCATATATACGTAAAATTCCTTGTAATAGTTATTGTCACGTATGACCGGTGGCACATAATTGGTAACATTAAACCAACTATTAGACAAATATCGATATGTAATAATCTTAATTATCGGAAAACCAATTATCGATTCGATGTAGTTTGGTAACACATTATACCAACTATTGGTTACGTAACGAGCAAGACCTTGTCCAATTTCGTCACAAGCATGATCCAGTGTCGAGAAAAAACCACCCTGAACACTATCATCAGGCTCTGAGACAGATTCATCGGGTTCAGGAACACATTGGCATCTTACTTTCGGGTAAAAACACTTTTTACAATTCACATGACGAAGTCCAGAATCCTTACAGTTCTCTACAAACTTGATCTGTTCCTCATAATGCTCCTTAGATTTTTGGTTTATGAAAGCTGATAGCTCCCATATGTCAATCTTCTCTAATAACTTATCTCCGTGTTTAACGACAGAGAATTTCCAGCACTCTATGTTACTACGCATGTATCTCTCAACATAAGTAACCTTAAACCACCATAGATCTTGTAAACCATATTTTTGCAAGTCCAGTACATCAGATTCCTTAACCAATGCGCTGCATAAACCATGGTTTCTACAGTACTCATCTTTCACAAAAACCTCTATGTGATATTTAAGTCGACGCACTACAGATATGGGTTCGTTAGACCATATGTGAGCTTCCAAGTCCTTCCTATTGGTAGTGACAACTACCACTTTAGGTCTGACCTGGATTCTACCTTTCTCCAGTGTGTCAGCTTTGGGTGCATAATAAGGGATATTATTAATAATGCTAATGAGTAAAGCTGCTGGGTCAACAACAGCTTTCTCACTTCGCGTATTAGATAAATCATCAATAATAACACCGGTCGCATTTGCCTTATACGTCGAGTAAAATTTATCCGTGGGTTGTATAGTACAAATATGATCATCACTACAAGCACATTCATTAAAGCTAAGGGTATTGGTAAGTAGCATCTTAGAAGACGACGACTTTCCCACTGAGCTAGCGCCATAAAAACTCATACTAAAAGGACTAATACGTAAACCTGAAAGTGGTTTAGCTTGATCATAGGTTACCAATAATTGGTAACATATAGTTAGCTTATTTTGTATTAATATAGAATGGGTCTTATCTTTAGCACTACCTGCCAAAATCTTCAATGAAGTTATGGTTTCCATCAACATACCATGATAATCTTCAGGAGTTTTCTTGGTATCTATGTAATAACTTCCATTCTGTATACTTTGTATATAAGTTCTCAAATGTAGTATATTAGCATCAATACCGGAAAGTTCAGTAACATCAAGTAGACGTTCATAGTCTCCTTGGAATACTTTATGTCCTAAATCTAAAAAGTACAATATTAAATCTAGAACATAACTGAAAAAATCAGTTGCATTATCTGTA